CTGTTCATCGAACTGATAGTAATCTGATTCGTCGATGAATCGCATTTACCTACCCGATGTGCTGAGAGTATTCGTTACGGCCATGGCCCACTCCTGCCAGTCGTCGTACTGGTACGGATTCGGCATGCCGTCGCGGGCGAAGAGGTCGATGCCCACGAATCCTGCCGCCCATCCCTTCCAATTGTCCTCGCCGTTTGGTATCTCGAGATTCTGTGCGGCGTATGCCTCGCACATGAGAGCAGCCCAATTGTCCCATGTCTGATAGCGAGGGTCGTAGAATGTCGACATCAGTAACCCCGCACGTCGCCGAAGTAGCCGTTGAGCAGGATTCGACCACACTGGTAATTGCCACCCACCTCGTTCGAGGTGAATCTGATCCGCAATTCGCGGCCCTGGAATCGGACGTCGATCTTATTCGTATCCGCACCGAACACGTAATCTGAGGACGTCTCAGTGTCAGACTGGGCGTACGGGTTCGCCTGGAAATTCATCGTCATGCTGCCCGACAGCAAGAAGTCGGGTTCGACACGCTCGATGTCCAACCACCGGTTTTCGCCCACCATAGCGGGTTCCGACGGACCACCAGACACCCACCCCAGGTCGTTCGTCGTGAAATAACTCTCGACGGCCAGTTGTGTGGTTCCTCGAATCGCGTCGGTGCCAGTCTCGTGCTGCCACAGCGAGACGTAAGTCTCGGTAGCGTCCACAGTGACGGCGAGACCGGAGCCGGTGCCGCCTAGGTGCGTGTTCGCCACCGTCAGGGTATTGCCGACGGCGTAATTGACGCCCCGATCTTGAATCGTGAAACTGGTCACCACACCACCGGTCACGATTACGGTGGCGGTCGCTCCGGTCCCGGCACCACCTGACACCGGAACGTAACTGTAAGTACCGTTAACGTAGCCGCTGCCAGGACTGGTCAATGTGTAAAGGTCGACGCCACCGACAGCGTTGGGCTCCCAACCGGCAGAGATCGGGAACCGGAACACCTGCGAGAAGAAACCCGCCGAGCGGCGTGACCCGACCGCCGTACCGGCGTCGTACCAACAATTCTCGCGGATGTTGTAAATGATCGCGTCGTTACACTCGGTGGAGTCGCCACGCGGGTAGAACCACCAGATCTCGCCGAAGCGGGGCACCTTGGTAGCCCACACCTTCTGGCGCTGCGAGTAGTTCAGATTATCGAAGAAGTAGTTCTGGTTGAACGCGTTCGGGATCTCTTTGACGACGCCGTTGTACAGCAAGAACCGGTCGGTGCCGATCCAGTAATAGATGCCGTCGTACTCGATCACACACTGGCTCGACATGATCGAAGACTGGCTCGAAATAATGTCGTAGCGCCAGTATTGGGTCACCGTCGTGGTACCGACCACAATATTCGTCGGGGCGTAACTTACACGCACGAGAGAATCGAGTGACCAGAACAGCCCTGACGGGGAGTTTGAACCACCGCGCACCGGGAGTGCCTGGATGAACTTGCCGGTGGCGACGTTCACCTCGTTCGCCTCAGCCGACACCCAGTCGTCGATATTGCCAGAGGCGCTGTTTCTGATCAGACCGTTGTTACCATAGACGAATACATACGGGTGCAGCGTAACCACGCCCCCAGACACTGCGACCTGATTGTCAAAGGTCAGGGTCACCGTACCACTCGCGGAGGCATTATTCGACAGCGTGACTGTGGTGCCCACCACCGCTGTGACTGTGGTGCTCGCGGGAATGCCTGTGCCCGTCACCAATTGACCAACGCCGACATTGGTGTTCGCAGCGGACAGGGTGATCGTAGGGAGACCCGAGGTCGTGGTCGCCGACTGGGTGAATACACCAATGGCCGACATCGTGGTGCCCGACACCGCGCCACCGAGCACCGGGGTGTTGACCTCGTTGTCGATATTCAGGAGGTTCAGGCCCGGATGTGCCAGGAGGATCTTGTTCCCCGACCCTGCCGTGTCCGTGAATGTGTCGAACTGCCAGAGATTCAGATTGTTCGGCGTGAAATTATTCAGCGTCAGGAATGTAATACCGGAGCCGACGCCGTTATTGTCGATCGGGATGACCTGCAACCCGTTGTTGTAGCCGCTGTAGACATCGTTGAAACTGCTTCGCGGATCAACATAGATGCCGCGTGACGGCCCCGCAAGGTCGTCTACGATCTGCTTGTACCCACCAATCTTGCGCGGGCGGCCACGCTGAAATCGCACCCACTGACCATCAGAATAATACTGCTTGTCAAAAGTCGTACCATCCCGCTGAATGCCGGGTTTGGTATCGAGGGCGAATACCTTCTTGGTCACTTCAGAAGGCCCCGCCTGAGATGCCGGAGGTGAAATTGCCGGAACCAGTCACGGCGATCCCAGTGGCCGTCGTGTCGACGATCAGGTTACCGAGCACCGAAATGCCGAAGCGACCTAATCCGGGGCGGTATACGCCAGTGTTGGTCTCAGATGCGAAGTTAAGCGAAGGCGAACCCGCCGAGCCGTTCACGAGGCTCAAAGCGGTAGCGCCGGCCTGAGTGGTGTTGGCGTTGTAGAAATTAATACCGTCGCAGATGACGGTCGCCTGACCACCGGAAGGGATGATCGCGTCAGCGCCGCCGATAATGCCGGTGGTGACCGTCAGCGTGTAGCCACCCGCACTCGTCTGGTTCGAAATCACGTACAGGTTTACCACCGGCGGGTAGGTGACCGTCACATTCGAGGACAGCGTGCCGGTGTAGAACTGAATCGTGTTCGATGCTTCCGAGGCGGTCAGCGTGTACGCGCCACCGGTCACCGGCTTCGTCAAGACGTTGAACGCAAATTCGGAACTCTGCCCGTACCCGACCGTCACGTACTCGACGCCGGTGCACAGAATCATCGCGGATTCGCCCGGGGCGAACGCCTTAGAAGTGATTCCGTCGATGAACTGACCACCGGTGGTATTAATTGTGACCGTTCCCGACCCGTTGTTCTTGAACAGCAGGAACCAGTTATTTCCGACGGTTGCGGCAGTCGGCAGGGTCGCGGTCGTGGTACCACCAGTCCAGACGTAATTCTGGGCGCGGTCGGTAGCAGCGAAAGTGTACGACGCGATCAGCGACAGGGCCGGATGACTCTGGTTCAGCGTAGCGCCCGTCGCCACAAGGCCATTGCCCGCCAGGGTCGCGGCGTCCGCAGCAGAGGTACCAACGCCAAACGCGATATTACCCCACGTGCCATACACGTTCGGATTGGCCGTGATGTATATGTACTTGGTCTCTCCTGCCGCGATCGTAACGATCGTGCTGTTACCCTCAAAGGTCCTGACGGTGAAGGAGTTCGCGCCGACGTTACGGATCAGAGCGTCGTTACCTACCGACGTCTGGTTCGCAGGCGGCATATACAGCGACAACCCCGCAGAGGAGGCCGTCACGTTCATGATACGCGCGGCGTAATCGTCCGTCGCGTTGCCGTTGATCGGCCACTGCAACTGGGTGTTGGCCGTCAGCGTGACCGCTCGATACGCAACGTCCGTCGGTTGAATGACGGTACCGGTGAAAGGACTGTTGTAACTCATGTATCCACCGCTATGGCTTGACGATCAGCAATCCGCAGTTTGTCTTCGTTCTTCAACACTGCGATGATCTGGTCGTACTGTGCTTGCCAGATCGGGATACGGTCGTCGTTTTTGAGGAAGGGCATGGCTTGCAGCAGCGAGCCATAGAGCAGAGCCTGGGGAGCGTAGATCGTGAACCAGTTGGTCTGATTCGAGGAATCCAACGGCTGAGCCCGCTCGTAGTACAGTACCTCGAAATTGTACGCAGCATTTGGCGTGGGACCCACCATCCAGTGCGTGTAGTCGTAGTCGCAGTAGAACAGCGGAACGTCAGTCTCGGAGGGGTCAGGCCAGTAATTCCTGATATACTCGTACTTACGCAGGAGCACCGGCTGACGCTTGCCATTGACCGTGACATTCATCGATACGGTCTTGTGCCACCGGGCGGGCTTGTCGATAACGTTCGAGCCCTGTACCATCGTGCTAGCATTGACCGTAATACTACCCAGGATCTTGAGATCAGCCGCGATCACCTGCTCGGCGAGCATGATGAAAAGGGGGATCTTGTCCAGGGTAGCGGCATCCGTGCGCTCAAGGTAGGTACGGATGTTTTCGACCAACGAGTCGTATGTCATGACCGCAGCGGTAGTCATACAACTCCTTTCGATTCAGGTGGGTTTCGCATATTATATCACCACTCAAGTATATGGTCAACTAAGACAGGAACAACGCAACCTCGGCTTCCCGGCGCTTGACCAGACCCGGCAGGACTTTGCCGCCGCCCATCGTCCACTGGCGAAAGGCATCAGCCGCCCCGCTCCAGTCATCCCGGTTGGCACGCATCCTGATCTGACTGCGCTGAAGATTGCCTAGCCCTGCATTAAAGGCAAAACTGACCAGAGCGTCAAAAGAGCCTTGACGGCCAGATACGCCGGGAACAAGTCGAAGAACACCACGTTCAAAAGTCCCGACATCATTACGGAATAGTTCGTCGATCTCCGTCTTAGTCCAGACACGGCTGTCCTCCGGCTTCAGGGGGAACTCGTTGCGGAGCATCCCGGTGTAGCCTTCTTTGCGGATGACCGGGAGCCT